CTTACCTACACTAGGGATACTTTGAAGTGGGCTATTCAGGATCATGTCGCCATTCGTAAAAGGGACACCAGTGAACTTGTTGGGTACATATCGAGTGCCCCCCTGGATGTGCGGGTTGAGGGGGAGACCAGGAAGATGGTACAAATAAACTTTCTATGCATCCACCCCTCCTTGAGGTCTATGCGTCTGGCACCCATCCTGATTGGTGAAATTAGGAGACGTGCAAATATTCTAGGAATTTGGCAGGCCATGTATACCGGGGTTTCTAGGATACCCACACCCATCGCCAAGGCGAACTATTGGCATAGATTCTTGGACGTCAAGAAACTTATAAAGTTGGGGTTCCATGAAACAAATCGTCCTAGGGAAAACTATTACGAAGTTCGGGGTCCATGTAAGTATTCATGGAGGAAGATGACCTCTAGGGATGTCCCTAGGGTGACCCACATTCTCAGAGAGTACACCAAGAATTTCAAAATTGCCCCAGTCATAACGAAAGACTATGTCAAACGATGGGTCCTACCAACCCACGCCTACGTGAATGATCAAAGTGATACCTTCATCTCTCTATACGACATTCCCTACGAACGCAATGATGGAGAGGGTACGGTGAACCAGGCCTACCGGTTCTACCTAGTTGGTGATGTTTTCAATGACGCCTTCCTCATAGCGAAGAATTTGGGGTACGATGTTCTAAACACACTCAATGTGGGTGTAGGTAGTAAGTACCTAGAGGACCTTAAATTCATGCCGGGTTCGGGTCACGTGTACTACTATTTGTTTAATTGGAACCTGAGTGAATCAATTGAAACAGAAAGTATATCCCTCATTTTACCATAATGAGGACTGGTGGTGCGAATACGAACAGAAAGGGTCTTTCATGGATGACGAGACAAGTACTTCAGTCGTCCTAGATTCTGGGTTCTTACTGTTGATGGCTCGACGTGCTTCTAGTTCCTTAATTTTGTAATCTGAAAATGTGTTCACAACTAAATCAACCTTTGCGTTGCTCATCACAAAGTCTACACCAGATTTCTTGGTGAGTTCGAAAAGTTCCTCATGATCCTTCAACCCAAACCCATCTTTGGTGTAGCCCACGAAGGATGTTTTCGTCTCAGGTGCGTAAGGTGGATCCAGGTAGGTAAAGTCTCCACGCCCCATATTTTCAAAAGCCTCTCTAAAATCACACTGTCTAAATTCAACATCCTTGATGAGTTCACTCACTTCGGTCAGCTCCTCTAGGGTAATTTGGGCAGGTGTGGTTTTATAATGACCGTAAGGTACGTTGAATCCATTTGGTCCCTCCCTGTACACACCCCTAAAGCACATCTTGTTGAGGAATATAAACATCGCTGAACGTTGGGGTGTCTCCACCTTTTCTGTATTGAATCTCTGTCTTACCCAGTAGTAGTAATTCTCCTTGGATTCCTTGGCTTCCTCCAGGGTTTGGGGTTTTCTATTCACCACCAATCCAGAACAACCTTCATATTCTTCGTACAACTTCGTGAGGTGGGTGTGAACTTCTATGGGGGTGGATTGGATATTCTTGTACAATGCGATGAGTGACCCATTTAGATCGTATGCAAATACTTTACCGTGGACGAGACCCCTCGAAAGTACAGATAGCAGAACACTCCCACCACCCACAAAGACTTCATGATAGTTTGTAATATTTGAAGGAAATAAACCTAAGACGTCTTCAATAATTTGAGTTTTACCACCAACCCATTTAATAAACGGTTTCATATTCTAATTTCAAATTAAAGTTTTAAGCCGTTAATTGAATATGGAAGAGATTCGTCGGAACCACAATGATGCCAAGAGGTCCCTGATACAGTCTGTCGCTCAGAAGGGGCAGTGTATTCTGGATGTTGGGTGTGGTTTTGGTGGTGATCTTCAAAAATGGCACAAGTGTGGGGTCAATATAAACATGTGTGACCCAGAGCCATCGGCCCTAGTGGAGGCTAGGTCCCGTGCGAAAAATATGCACCTACGGGTGAACTTCTACGAGGGTGACATACACCAGTGCCCGAATAGAAAGTTCGATGTGGTGTGTTTCAACTTTTCTTTACACTACATCTACAAGACGAGGGAATTCTTCTTCAGTTCTCTACGGGAAATCAAGAAGCGTATAAAACCAGGTGGAAAATTGATAGGTATCATCCCAGACTCTGAGAAGATTGTGTTTAGGACACCCTACCGAGATGAGGATGGGAACTACTTCCTAACACGCGGTGGGTATGGAGAATATGGTGAGAAGATGTTTGTACACTTGGTGGATACCCCATACTATGCGGATGGTCCAAAACCGGAGCCTATATGCTACAAAGATCGCCTTGTCACGAGTTTAGAGGAGATGGGATTTAGACTAGAACTTTGGGAGGGTCTCACAGGAAACCCAATCTCAGAGTTCTATAGTAAATTTATCTTTGTTTATAAGAGATGATAGCGTTTATTGCATTGATACTCATCAACATCCTGATACTCCAGAAGACCCATGAACCCCATGAGTTTAAGGAGGTCAAAGAGAAGTATCGTATTCTCAGGAAGCACCTCGAAGACACCAACAGTGAAAAGTTCCATATGTTAGTACGTCACGTCCCAATCACAGGATATACACGTATGAAGGATACGGTGGGCTACAATACAAACAAGGGTGGTGAGATTGTGGTGTGCCTCGAGGGAAATTCCAATGAGATTTTCCATGTACTCATCCATGAGTTGGCTCACTGTACGGTTAAGGAATATTCCCACTCCCCAGAATTTTGGAAAAACTACACAGAACTTAGGGACATTTGTGTGGAGTTGGGTATATACGAAAAGATACCAGAGAAGACAAAGTTCTGTGGTCAGCACATTCAGGATAAATAATCTTGGGATACATTAAATGAAAACACCTGTGAGTGTTTTAGTTTCAGTCATAGCATATTGGTTGGCTATATTTGGTGTGATGTTGATACCAACATTCACTAATGTATACTGGTTCAACCTTATCTGGTTAACTATGGTTATACCAAATGTTCTCCGTCTCATCGTGAACACGATTCCCCGCCTCGCGGTTGACCGTATCTTCTTCTTCGCGACGACTATGTTATCTATGATATCCATGTATTTCATTAACCGGATTTGGGATGCGTCTAAGTCGGCTGTGGAATCTACAAAAGATGACAGGAAAAAGAAGCAGATTTTAACCTTCTTGTTGATGTCGACTTTCGCCGGTGGTGCTCTTATAACATATTTTGCGGGTATTGATAATTCCATCTACAGTAACCTGGGATGGGAACGTTAGGGCTTAACTATGTAATCCTTCACAAAGTAAAAAATGACAGCCGCTACCACACCGGTAGAGGCGAGACCAATCATACTTCTACCCCCTTGTTCGTTAAGGAACTTGGGGATAGAGGTCGCCAACTTATCTTGGACTGGTTTGCTGATAGCGAGGGCGGTGCACGCTGCGACGATGGCTGCGGTCATCTGATCATCAGTGAGATTGAGGGGATTCTTGCTTTCCACCTTGGTCTCTGCAGGTGGAGTATAGCTTCCCTGTGGTTGGGGGGCTGTCATTTGGGGCATCATACCCTGCATTCTGGGTTCGTCTGTCATCATTGGGGGTTCCATCATGATGTCGTTGATTGGTGTAGAATCCATCGTCTCTTTATTTCCCTGGATATTATTTTCAGGGTGATTGTTCACAAACGATGTAGTTGGATTGGTGTTCAGGGGTACCATACCATCACCATTGTCTGATAAATTCAATGTGTTAACTTGCGGGGAAGCCATTTAATATATGGTACGGTTTTTGAAGAAAGTAAGAAACGCAATTATTTCCTTTTCGTGATTGTTAGGGCCGTCTTTTTGGTGGCCTTCTTGGCGTCCTCTTCCTTCTGCTCAAGGTGCCGGGGGTTATACATCTTCTTATGGAGTCTCCACAATTCTGGTCCCCCAACCCTGAAGTTCTTCCTGAGTGTTGCCTTATACCAGAATACACAATCCTGTATCCTGTTAGATTTCACGGTATTGTCTAACACGAGGCACTCGTAATTTTCTGTGCACGCGTCCATAACCTTACAGAACATATCAAAGGAGGGGAAGATACCAAAGAAGGACTTGTATAACTTTTCTCTATTTTGAATGATATTTTCCCTAAGTATAAAGACATAATCGACATTGGCGCGAAGTGCTGGTGGGAGATCCATCACGTACTGCATAGTCAACATGAAGAATATCTTCCAATGGCGTCCATTCATAAAACACTGGCGGATACAGGTATCCTTTAGAAATTTGGAGTCGTACATACAGTCATCTAGGAGCATGAAAGCTCCACAGTTTTGTTTACCACCACCCACCAATTTTCTCTGCCTCGCCATGACTCTCTCTATCGCGTCTCTGTCATAATCACCGTATATGAAGAGATCTGGAATGAATTCAGAGTAAAAGTGATTACCTTCCTCTGTCCCCGAAAGAACAATTCCTGCTGGAAGATGTTTTTTATGGTACATGATGTCTTTTACTAAAGTTGATTTACCCGTATTTCGCTTACCTATGAATACACAAACCCTGTCATCTGTGATCGTTTCAGGTTTGAATTTCCTCAACTGAAGGTTCATTCTATTGTAGTGTCTCGTTTTATTTCACAAAATTTTACTCATATAGAATAGGAATGGCTGGTCGATTGAGACTTGCCGCCACTGGAGTCCAGGACCAATGGCTCACAGGTGAACCACAATTTTCATATTTCCTAATAAATTTCAAGAGGCATACTAAATTTTCCATAGATTATGTAGAAAATCAATTTGATGGTGATATTCAATTTGGACATATAGTAGAATGTACACTTCCAGGGGATACCGGGGATCTCATAAAAAATATGACCTTGAAAGTTACACTCGAAGATCCCCAACCTGATGCACTGCCCACCAATTCATCCGTGTGGTGCCCAGGGGTTATATCCCACCTGGTGGAGTATGCTGAGCTTCTCATAGGTGGACAGGTTATCGAGAAGATAACTGGTGAATACATTAGTATGCATCAACAACTCCATAACACCGACGACGATGTGAACCAAACGTTGTACTTTTTAAACGGACATCTTAGACAGTTACCTTATACACAGACATACACATATTTCATGGACATTCCCTTCTATTTCTATAGAAATCCCACCCTCGCGATCCCGATATGCGCCCTGACAAAACAACGGGTGTCGGTCAGAATTAAAATTAGGCGTTTACAGGAGCTTGTTTTTGGTGGTAAAACACAATTTGATTCTGTTTTTAACAAGACACCTGACACTATAGACGCCCTCGGTGATGGTCTACCAGATGTATATGAAAGGGATATTTCTGGTGTGATCAAGCAATTTTCGTTAGACACAGATGTAGTATATTTAAGTGATGTTGAAAGAAACTTTCTCATGACCCACCCATTAGACTATGTTATCACTCAGGTACAAATGTCCCAATTTAAGATGAAAATTGGGGAAGTGGAAAAATCTGTAATGTTGAATTTTAAACATCCAGTCAAAGAACTTTTATTTATTTCTCAATCGGAAACTGATAAATTAAATAACATTCCGATGGACACAAATGAAATTGTTAGCGCCGAACTTCGTTTCAACAATGAGGTTGTTTTTAATCAAAGTGGAAAGTTTTTTACATATGAACAGCCCTTTAAATATTACATCAACAGTCCACTTTTAGATAACTTACCACCAACACAATTAGCAAACTATGTATTTCAGAGATTTGGAATATATTCATTTTCACTTTATCCAGAGCGCCATTATCCAACGGGGCAGGTCAACATGAGTCGTATCTCCCACAAATTGTTTAAAATTAAGATTATTCCATTCGACGGTGGTGTGACAGCCAATGATACCCGAATATATGCAGTAAACTATAATATATTAAGTATTGGGAGTGGTTTAGCCGGATTAAAATTTTAGGTGGATATAATAGTAATGGCTGGACGTGTTCAACTTTTGTCATCAGGGCCTCAAGATATATTCTTTACAGATAATCCAGACTATACACATTTTTTAGAGGGTTTTAAGAAGCATACAAATTTTTCTAATCACTATATTGATATAAAACCCGAAATTTCGGGTGATTTTGGAAAGACGACCCGTTTTACAGTTCCACAAAACGCCGGTGACCTCTTAAATACATTGAGTCTTAAGGTTACCTTACCGAAGTTACCTATAGTTAATATGTGCTATATAGAATCTGTGGGTCATGCTCTCATTGAGTATGTAGATCTCATTGTGGGAGGTAAAATCATTCAACGTTTGTCTAGTGATTATCTTCAAATATATTC